TCACTAAAGGAGAATACGGAAACCAGGCTTTTGAACAATTCTTTAATTAATGAAAACTATCAGGTATAAAAAACTGAACGGTAGGATTCAATTTCCTGATGAATTGGAAAAGGGATTCAAATTTCTTTTAGAAGATTCAAAGGATGGTGAGCACTTAATTTCATTCGGAAAGCCCAAAAGATCTATTGATCAGAATTCATTAATGTTCATGTGGTTCAGATGCCTTTCAGAAGATACAAAAAGCGAAGTAATGGACTTCTATCAATACTACTGTGAAAAGTTTTTAGGAGAAAGATGTACTTACAAAGATGGTAAATTCTCAGGCGGTACATCCACTCTACCAACAGACAAATTCACAACTTTTTTAAACAAAATACAGGCTGATGCAGCGTCAGAATTCAGGGTTATACTTCCAATACCTGAGGACATTTACTGGGAAGAATTTTATAATCAATTTAAATAATAATTATGTCAGAAGAAAGTATCAGAAAAATCAAATCTGCCTCATTAAAAAGAGGTAGAACAGTAGATGTAAAGTTTACACGTCTATATCATTCAAGTGCTGGAAACGTAGAACCTAAATGTACTGAGACGGGCGAAACATTAGCTCATGAAGACTTATTAGAATCATTCAAAAAGTTGGAAAGTCATTTAATCGCAGTGTGTGAAATGAACGGGCTACCTGAAGATTTCGAAGTAAGCGGGTTTATGATCGCTGAAGGAAAACAGGGTGAAGGGGTAACACTTCAAGGCAGTCGAAGATTAAGCACAAAGAAAATTCTATGTCTTGAAACTCCTGTAGTGGAATATGACGGCAAAGATTATCCGAACGGGGATGAATTAGAAATTGATATTCTTTCCTGTATCGAAGAAGTTAAGCTTTATTTAGATGGCAAGTGCGCAATCAAACAGGTTGAAATAGACTTCAACCAGGAAGATGAAAACACCGCTCCCATTATCGCGGACGGAACAGAACCAAAGAGAAAAGGCAGAAAGAAAAAAGTAACTATAATTCACGAAGGTTCACCCGCCTTTATCGATGGTGGTAGTACCTCTGATTCACAAGAAGGATTTGAACAAAACTAATCAAAATCCGGTGTGAGAAATTACACCGGAATAAAAACAACAAATTATGAATCAAATAGAAAATATTAGAATAGCAAATATCAAAGAAAGTCCTTTAAATCCTCGTAAGTCATTCGATGAATCATCTTTGAAAGAGCTCGCAGAGAGTATAATCAAACAGGGTTTGTTGCAGCCTATCACAGTTAGGAAAGTAAATAAATTGATGAATGAAATTGTTTGCGGTGCTCGCAGGTACAAGGCCTCAGTTCTTGCAGGACTTGAAACTATTCCTTGCATTGTCAGAGAAATGACAGACGAAGAGGCTTTTGATGCAATGATTACTGAAAACCTGCAACGAAAGGACGTTGCCCCCATGGACGAAGCAAGAGCCTTTTTTGAACTTCACAAACGAGATGTATCATTTGAAGAATTAGCGGCTCGTTTTGGTAAGTCAGTACAGTTTATAAGACTTAGAATAAAATTAAATGACCTTATCCCGGAACTTGTTGACCTACTTGAAAAGAAAGAACTACAAATTAGTCATGCTTTAGAGCTTTGTAAACTAACTGTTTACAGGCAGACGGAACTTTGTAAAGATAGATACAATTGCGATGGTGATAATTACTATAGCTGGAAATTCAAACCACTTTCACAAATCATTCAAACTTTATCAAGTAATTTCAAAGATTTAGAAGATGCCAAATTCGACAAAATAGATTGCGAAACGTGTGCATTTCGTTGTGGATTCAATGCTTTATTTTCTGAGTATAATGAAAACAAGTGCATTAAACCTGAATGTTTTGAAGATAAAACAGTTAATTTCAGAGTCAGTCAGGCTATTGAAAAATCAAAAGAAGGCTACATTTTATTAAAAAATGGAAAAACGCAAATTGGTGGAAAATTAGAAGATCTGGGATATTTGGTATATGATTTTAAATTATACGACTGGGAGAACCCTATTACCGCCAATGCAGTGAGAAAAGAAAAAGAAGATGGTTATTTAAAAGCTTGGGTTATCGGATATTTCAATGAAGATTGCTATAAAATAGTGAAGACCCTTAATCCTTCGAATAATAATCCTCAGGCTGTTCTTTTAGACAACAGCCTAAAAGAACTCCAGGGGAAAGATAAACGCAATTCAGAAATCAAGAAAGAAAAGATCATTGAAGATGTCAGAACCTTGATGACTGAAAGTGATTTTAGCAGTATTGATCTTCCTCTTACTAAGATTGAAATTGCAGCTATGTACGGTCTTGCGCTTCGTGATTCAAGTTTGACAACTGAAATTCAGGATACATTTGATAAGTCCTTAAGTTACATTGATAACTGCAAAAACCTGAATACTCCTATTCAAAATAGAATCGTTCGCTCCTTTATCCGTAAACAATCTATTGAGGGTGAAGTAACTTATTCGGAAAATATCCAATCCATTATCTTATCGGTATCTAAAGAATCTTATCCGGATAAAACAACCCGTATCGAACTTAAGCATGAAGATACCTACCTGAAGAGAAAAGAACGTATTGACGAACAAATTAAATCCTTATCATGAACATTCAAAAATCGGATAAGTATTTTATCATCTCTTTTGCTTACCGACCAAATTTAGTTGACGCCGTAAAACTCCTACCTGGAAAGAGGTGGGACGGCGTTAATAAATGCTGGTTAGTTCCTTTAGAGTATGAAGAAAGCGTAACAGCGTTCGCTACTCGTTGCGGCTTTAAATTCGGGAAAGCAGTAGTTATGAGTGAAGAGGTAGAGTTTGAAACTATCCCTATGCCGGAGCTCACAACAGAACTTAAGTTAGCGGATGGGTTCAATCCTTACCCTTACCAACTTCAAGGGATTCAAAGAGGTTTAGACCTTAAAAGATTCCTTAACGGTGATAAACCAGGGCTTGGAAAAACCATGCAAGCAATCGCAACGGTTCACACTCCTAAAGCCTACCCTTGTCTTGTGATTTGTCCCTCTACTTTGAAAGAGAACTGGAAACGGGAGTTTAAAAAAGTAACCGGGAAAGATCGTTCAATGGTTCTTGAAGATTCAAACAAAAGGACTTTCCCACAATTCTATTCAGCTGGGTTAACTGATGTCTTCATTACCAATTTTGAAAGCCTAAAGAAGTACTTTGTATTTAAAATGACCAATACTGAAGGTCAACGATTAACCCTTAAACACATCCAATTCAAACCGGAAATAGCAATGTTTAAAAGTATCATCATTGATGAATCGCACAGGGTTAAAAATGGAAGTGCACAAAGTTCAAAATTCTGTATGGGCATTGCTTCAGGGAAAGAATATGTAATTCTTCTATCAGGAACACCTGTGATTAATAATCCTAAAGATTTAGTTTCTCAACTTCATATTATGGGACGCCTTCCGGATTTTGGGGGATATCAGGGCTTTGTAAATCGCTATTGCGCTGGGATGTCAGGAGCCAGTAATTTGCGAGAACTTAATTACAGACTTAATAAGACTTGTTTCTTTCAACGTGAAAAACACGATGTACTTAAAGACTTACCCGCAAAAGTTCGACAGACTGTTATTTGTGAAATTTCAAACCGAAAAGAGTACATAGATGCCGAAGCTGACCTTGTGAGATATTTGAGAGAATATAAACAAGCTTCAGACGAAAAGATACAGAAGAGCATGAAGGGTGAAGTAATGGTCCGGATTAATGTACTCAGACAAATTTCAGCCCGTGGGAAAGTCGCTGAGGTAGTTGACTTTGTGAATGACATGTTAGAGCAGGATGAAAAAGTAATCTTATTTGTAAATCTTCACGAAGTAGGTAACGAATTAAGAAAACATTTTCCAAAAGCCGTTGCAGTTACCGGATTAGATTCAAAGGAATCACGCCAGCAGGCAGTTGATAGATTCCAAACAGATCCTTCCTGCACTCTTATTATTTGCTCGATCAAGGCCGCCGGGGTAGGTCTTACCTTAACCGCTTCCTCGAATGTTGCCTTTGTAGAATTCCCTTGGACGTATGCAGATTGTGAACAGTGTGAAGATAGGGCACACCGTATCGGACAACTCGACAGTGTAACCGCTTATTACTTTCTTGGAAAAAACACGATAGATG